ATCACAGCTTTCTCCAAAGCAGTACGCGTGTCCATCTGGATACCTCCCTAAGTTATCTTTAGAGCCACACTTCGGACATGGCTCATGTATCACTTTTTGGTGAGCTCGTTCATCCATGTTTCAGGTATGCTCCTTTCGGCATAAAGAAACCCATGCTTTTCACACCATGCTGCATAAGTTGTCTTTGATCCCTTATAAAGTTTTTGTCTGGAATTTGTAAATATGAATCGTAAGTCTAAATCCGGATATTGCTTCTGGATTAACAGGTGCTTGGTTCTGTCCTTTGCCAAGAACCTTCCCTTTGTCTCAATAAATATAATACCTTCTAAAATAAAATCAGGAGTATAGTGTCTAGGCTCAGGGATATACTTGATTCGTTCCTTCTCATAAGTCCAAGTAAGGTCCTTATATTGCTTCAACTGCTTTGCTATGGACTCCTCTAGACCGCTTCTATATCCTTCTCGTACACCCCTGAGCCTTTGTCTTTTAGTTCGCCACATGACCCTTGATCCTATCCTCTTTTAATTTTCGGAGTAATTTACTGACCTGAGAAACTTCGTAAAAAACTTCTCTAGGGAAACTCCCTGCTTCAACCATGAATTCCACTTGCATTAGAAACTCACATAAGGTTAAATCAGGATGTTCCCTTAGGTTTTGAGCAACATCCGCAGCCTCGTATTTTTTTAACTCATCAAAAGAAGGCATCATTAGAAATCCTCATAGTTATCATCATCATTCTCGCCTGTAATTTCTGTATCAGTTTCTTGCACAAACCCTTCGTCTTCCTTATCCCACTTAACACCGCTTGTGTACTCCACCAGGTCAATTACCCTGACAGCTTTCATTCTAAGGGTGACTCCACCTTGTCCTTGGCTGAAAGGAATAGCTTGATAGGCTATCCTAAGCTGGCTGCCTCCACCTACTTTAGCCACCATCCTGTTTCCTTTAGTGTCTGTAAGCACAGGCTGTTGTTTGATGTGGTTTCCATTAACCTTAATTACCGCCTTCATTTTAAATTTAACCTTGTAGTTACCAGTAGGCTTATCGTCCTCCCCAAGTTCTTCCTTGATTGGGTTGTGTTTACCGCCATTCATCAAAGGGCTGACAATCTTTTCAATAGCTTTAACTTCGTTCTTATCTAAGATAAGATCAACTTGGTAGACTCCATCATCATCAAACCTTGTGTCAGGCTTGTTTAAATGGGGATAAGAAGCTATACCTACAGGTGTAAAATTAATCGGAAAATTTTCTTTCTTTTGCATTGTTATATTTCTCCTTGAATAAATTTTTCTGCTCCCCCGAACTCAGGGATTTTTTTTAACTTACAATCTATGCGCATATTATCTACAACTCCCATAACATCACTGAATCTCCTTTCAAACTTATGGTGATACAAACAATTAAAAACAGAACTGATTATAGCACACTTTTCAGCTTTTGTAAAGCCTTCAAGACTACTTACTACTAACATCATACCTTCTGATACTCGCTTTACATCTGTGTTAGCTAAAAAAGAACTCTGCATCTTTCACCTCGTTAATATTTAAAGTTCCATACTTCGGTAATTCCGGTAATACATCTGGTTGTTCCTGAGAAAACTTGAGCAGCACATCTTCTGAGTAGAGCTCAACGAAAGTTTGCCTCAATACTGAACTGAGGGTTTCCATATCACAAGCATGGGTTCCAAACGAATCGTGTATTACTGCAAAACTTTGTATGTCTGCATAAGAAGCAATCACAGTCTTCATTAAATGACAAGCATCCAAGCTATGCACAAAGTTAGGAGCTATACCGTTAGACTGTTTATGTTTATCCAGCTTGTCGGTTAAACTGTGAGCCGAAAACAATGATACCAGCTTACCATTTAAAACAGTTTTAATTTGTTTAACTACCGGTTTCATGTACTTCTGCTTAATAATAAAACCAGTAGGAACAGTCCAGTAAATAGGCTTGCTTTCCTTGCTCATCACTTTAGCACAATCCTGGAGCCACTTCATGCCTTCCCTTGCTGACACCACCACATCCCCAATAGAAGCATAGATATGATTAGCCAAGTATTTACAGTATTTCCAGATGTCTTCATTCTTGTCAACTGTAGGAAACTGAAGCCCCTTATCGAGCTGCTTCTTGTATTCTTCATGGAGTTGATCTCGCATACCATACAATGTAGCTCCGTAAGGAGTTGTCATAACAGGCCGTTTCACAAGAGCCCTGTTTACATCTCCTTCTTCCAAGATAGCTTCAGGATCATTTCTTATTCGATCTTTTACAGCCTCCGTTACTATTCCATAGATGTCCTGAGGTTTATCTGCTGGCCTTAAGTTAACTGCCGTTCCCCCATCGTGATCCCTGAGCATAGCTGAGAAGTGTTGCAAACCGTTACAAGAACCATCTACGGTAATAGGTAAGTGGCTATCTAAATCTGGATTCTGTTCTACACTTACCAATTCAATACAAGCTCTCAAAAACTGCCAAGGACTATCAGCATCCATCCACCACTTATTTTCCAAAGGATCTAAACCTATATCCAGGATGTCCTGATAGTGTAGGATAGCCCACTCTACGCGCTCCTCTAACGATACCTTGTCATAACCATAACAATTCGCCAAGTGTACCATCAACCAAGGCTTGCCTGAGTTTCCCATAGGTTTCCCTTTCGAGAACTCAAGCAAACCTCTGGCTGAGTCTTCCCCCTGAGGATTAAGGAAGGCGGTGTTCGCATAGAGTCTGCCCCTGAAATCCAAGGTATGAGGAAAGTAGAACACCTTCTCATCCTTAAACTTTCTTGCAGTCCACATAAGCTGACTAAACTGTATCCTCTTGGTTTTCCTCCTGACATTATCAGTGTGCAGCAAGGTTGCTTTGCGTTTCCAATTTATTTGTTCTTCCTTAGTTCCCTGCTTCGGATAAGGTTCTTCCATAGTATGTTCATGGAATTCAGGAATAACTTTGGAGCTGGCCTTGGAAGTAAACAGGTGTTCCATAACCTCATAGACTTCCTTGTTGACCTTCCAGCCTGTCTCCTGCACCATGTTTACAGCTTTAAATACCTCAGTAGGCTTCTTAGCTTCTAACATTTCAAGGTAAGACTGATCCATAGTCTTCACCAAGTTCATACCAGTATAAGTGTAGTAACCTCCTGTGTAGACCGACTCCCATTTTCTAGGAGGAATCAGACAGGGAAGCGTTACCGGATTATACAGCTCACAAATAGAATTTTTCTTTTCAATCCACTTAATAGATTCCTCCGTTGCTTCCAGCCAATAACTTGTTTTCCTTTTTTGTTCTTGTGCAGTGTGTAATTTAATCTCAAACAGCTTGGTAGCATCACACACCAAGGACACCATCATCTGTCCTAGCCTCACCTTATTTCCAGGTAGCCAGTTCTTCCAGCCTATACCAGCTTTCTTTTCAGAATGAACCAGAACTCTTTTTTGTTTTCGATAGTTGGTAGTCCTCTTGTTTAAGTCTCTTAGCACAACTCCATACAATGCTGGATTAGCTTTCTGAAAGAACCTGAAGCGCGCTTCATCTTCTAAGAAAGCCCCTATCTCATGGGCTATTTTCACCAGCTTTACAGGTGTTGACAAGTGGTTAACACAGGCTTTCAAGCTAAGAAAAGCTATCACATCTGACGGTAGCTCAAACAAGCGTTCTATTGCGTCTGCCGAGTGTTTTGTAGGAGTTCCTTTATTATAATTTTTTTTCAACTCAATAATTTCTTTTTCTATTTTACCCACACCTTTCCTGAGGAACTGGATTCCAGCAGGAGTTGTGGACTCGTGCTTCCCTTTCCTAGCTTGCCTGTTTTCATCTCGGAACCTCTTGATTCCAAGAGAAACCATTTCAGCTTCTAAATCTTTTTGTCTTTGAAACATAGATACTCCTATAAATCTCTCTGGAATACATAACAGTAAAAATAAAGTCTCCTACCAAAAAGCCGTACTGCTTTGTGTAGATCCACCAAGACAAGAAGCAAAGATTACACAGGATTCCTGAGTACAGAGCATAACGAGTCTGTCTATTGATAAGCCTGACAGACCAAGCAGCCCATACTGTCAAAGTAAATTCTACTAAGTAATTGATAATCATTTTCTGTAAGTTTTTTTGGTTGTAGCTTTCCAAGGGCCCCTTACCATAACAGGATAATTAGTGTCTGTTAGATAACAAACCTCTTGTCCCATAGACTCCGTGTGATACACAGCCCACCCCTCCTTCGTGGGCTTGGTATGACACGGCACTTGGATAGAACTGTAACTGGCTTTTACTCCAGACTTGAAAGTAACTACCAGTTGATTAGGAACTTCATTCATTCCCCAATGCACTCCCTTGGAAGCTGGAGGTATTAACAAAGTTAAAGTAATCAGGATTTCATTCATCTTCTTCGGTAACTATATCTAATAGTTCACCCATCATCATTTCACCGGTTTCCATGCCTTTTTTATAAGCTGTCTCTAGCTTATACATGAGGTCAGGTCTGCGAATGACAATTTCATCTTCATGTAATGTTACTTTCCTTTTATTAAACTTCAAAGTATTAGCAGCCATGCTGTCTCCTTATTCGAGTCTTCCACAGTGTTTATTAGTTGGAGTACAATGTTCAAAACTCCAGTTTTCCATGAGTGCATCTAGTTCATGTGCTTGTCTTTCATTGTGATCCCACCATAGCATTACTAGAGATAAAATCAGTATCACTAAAATAGGACTCCACAATATTATTTTGTCCTTGGTCATTTCAAACCCCACATTATTAAAGTTTTTCTTACACCACTCTCAGTTGGTGTTACCCTATGCTGAATATCAACTGGAAAAGTAGTAACCAATCCTTGTTGCTTAGGTACTTGTGTAATTTTGTTTTTAACTTTAACTTCTAAGACTCCCCCTTCGTAATCCGAGGGATCAGATAATTGTAGCACTCCTACATTAACTCTAGCTTTCATTATCTCATCACCTTCTCCTACATCTCTATGCCAATCATAATGCCCCCCTTTATGATAGACAGTATACTGCATACTTTGGAGAGTAGAAAAAGGCGCGCTACCTTTAAAGGCTTCGATAGCTTTATAAAAGATCCACAAAGCCTCTTTTCCAGGATGAACCCAAGCTATAAGAGAATTCCGGACCTTATGATTCAACTTATCGTTTTTGATAAGTCCTTCGGTATGAACCAAGCTATCCCCTAGCTTGATAATCTTGTTCACCTCCTTTGGATTGAATATAGAATCATTATTATTAATAATATTCATAAATGTGATTATACACTATTAGTCAACTAAAGTCAATACCTTATTCTATTTCCTTTAATTCTTTTCTTAATTCTTTAAGGTCTTTAGTTAGCTGTTGGTTATCTCTAGCTTCTAACTCAACCCAACTTATGTATTGAATGTAGTCTCCATTACCGTTATAGACTTTAACCGGATAAATCTTGTCAGCTCTTTCAATGCGCGGTACATACATAATGTTACTCCTTTAGTTAGTTAGTTATAAGCTTATATAGACTAATATAAGTCTATATAAGAAGTATAGATTATTACTAGTGTTACTACTAGTATACTATTAGTATACTAAGGTTTAATCGTAATGCCTGTCCTTTGGTTCTCTACAAGTTCTCTTATTTCTAATAGTAGTCTAGCTTCTAAATAGTCTAAAGAGGCTTTAGAGACTCGTTCATACTTGTGCAAACGAGTATTCCTGGATTCATGAGCGATCATAAGAACGTGTCTTTTAACTTTTGCTCGGTTAAGTAAACTCATAAGTAGTTATCCTTATTGATAAATGGATTAATAATGTCATCTTCTCGTTTATCGTTGTAATTCTCTTGTACTCCTC